AGTACGAGGTCTGTGAATGCGATGTTAGCACCCTCAGAAGCAAATTTCATAGCGACAGCCTTACCGATGCCGCGAGCTGCACCTGTTACAAGGGCAGTTTTACCTGTTAATAATCCCATATTATTCATATCTTATTGATTTATAATTAATTACGAACACTTAAAAACTATTTGCTGAAAATTTGCAAGTTTCAAAACACATTTAGAACGCCCATTAATACGCCGTAAAGTAGTGCTAAAACTATGATGATGAGCACCACCAAGCAGAACGTACCGAGACAGCAGCCAGTTTGTTTTTTGTTTTCTTGCATCATCCAACTTTGTTATTTTGTATTATACTTAATAATGTATTAATTTGTTTGTCTTTTTGTTCTATCTGACTATCTTTTGCCTCAACCAATGCGAGCAAGCGGTTAAGGGTATCAGTATCATTTACCGGGCTATTATTAATATTAGAGCCGCTATTTATTTGGTATTTGATACTATCTTTTTCGTCTAAGAACATATCACCAACGCCCCTTACAAGCCATTCCATACTTATACGAGGTGACGAAATTTCGCCAATTTTGGCTATCACATCAAAGCCGGGCGAAGTTTCAGACGGCCCGACTATGCTATTAATGGTGGTACGTTTGATATACGTGCCCTTTGCCATAGCGGTAACATTTCCACCGTAAACAGTATCTAATACCGCTTTTATACGCTGATTTATAGTTGCAAGCATACGACTTACTTAATAATTGTTAATAAATGACGATTTTTCGCCTTAATATTTTATGGTGACGATATTTCGCCGTATCTTTGCAACCGAGATAAGTAAGTAACTAACCTCAAGAGCATAAGAAAGGCTGTCGGACTATTTGCCCAACATCACCAAAACCCAACTGCAAATATACGGCAGTTTTTCTTTTTCTCCAAAGGTATAAGTAACTAAGTAAGTAATTTTAATAAAATTTATACTTTTATGGCAGACGAAACAGGAAAAGCAATCAAATTGACACGTGACGATTTGCGGTCAATTGACGTAGGAAAGACGAAAACGTTTTACCTACCTGATGCGAAAGCGTGCGACAACGGCAAGGCTTTAACGTATCAGTTTCAAAATTTGATGGGCTGCAAGTTCAGCGTTAAAACGGACTATACGGCCAATACACTAACAATCACACGTAACGCTATATGATTATCACCAAACCCGAAGTAGAGCCAGACGGTTTGTATAACCAAGGGCAAGCAGCCAAAGCGTTGCACGTGGATCGGCACACCGTCGCCCGGTACGCTAACGATGGGCTTATTAAGTTCAGAGTTAGAAAAGCCGGAAAAGGCTTAATCACTACGGGGGCGGAAATAATCAAGTGTTGGAAATCAATGTACCTTTAAAAATTAAGCCGTATGAAAAAAGTAATGAAGAATTGGCGTTATTGGCTAATGATGGCTATTGCCTTTATCGCTTTTTTTAATCTGATTGGGATGCCACACAATGATAACCCCAACTATTGGGAGTTAGTGATCTATTCCAAGTTTACAGCCGTAGCACTCGCATATATCGACATACGTTTATACGTATGGTTCGCAAAGCACAGAAAGATAGATGAACTACTGAAGTACATCAACGAAGATAAGTGACATCAAAACATATACAAAGATGAAAACAGATTTTAGTATTAACGTACAGGTCAATTTGGGTGTAACACCCGAAATCGTGGCTTTGGTAAATGCCATTTTGTGCCACCGACCAACAGCTGCGCCGACCGCCGAGGAAGCACTCAGCGGAAACGAGCAAGTAGATAACAAGCCAGAGGACACCACCCCGGCACAGCCTCAACAGCCTACTAACAAGCGAGGCAGAAAGAAGAAAGAGGAAGCAGCCGCCGACAAGCCAGAGCCGACCAAGGAGCCAGCCGGAGACGAACAGCAGGAGGCGGCAGCCAACGAAGCCGATGCCAACGGTGAGCAGGTAGCCGAGCAGGAAGAAGCCAAAGCCGAGGAAGCCGCCCCACAGAATGAGGGCCAGGCCAAAGCCCAGGCAGAGGCAGAGCAGAAGTCATTAACCGCCGAAGACGTTAGGGCAGCTATGCACAAGACACGCCAACGTATTGAGGGCGAGGACTACAAGGAGAACACCAACGGCGAGGCATACAAGAAGTATCACAAGCCATTAACGGCACAGTTCAAGAACATAGCCGCTTTGTTAGGTGCTGAAAAACCGAGTGCTTTGCCACCTGATAAGATTGCAGATTTCATTGAGCAGTGCAACGGTTTGCAGATAATGGAAGATGGCACGATCGGTTCAAATTGCCCATTTTAATAACAACATTTAAGCATATACAATTATGGCAGGTAAACACGCTTTATTATCACCAAGTGCGGCACATCGTTGGATGAATTGTACCGCTGCCCCACTTCTGGAAAAAGACGTGGAGGATAAGGGCAGCACCTTTGCAGAGGAGGGAACGTTAGCCCACGCCTATTGCGCCAAGAAACTGAAAGAGTTTTTGGGTTTGTCGGTGGATGAGGAAAAAGCCGAGATAGCGCAGTTAGACGAGCAGTACCATAGTGGCGAAATGGACGAATACACGGACACCTACAAAACTATCGTACTGGAGAAGTTCAACGCCGCCCGAGCTAAGACCAAGGACGCACAATTGTTAGTGGAGGTCAAGTTAGATTTTAGCCACTACGTGCCTGATGCTTTCGGTACGTCGGACGCTATCATTATCGCCGATGGTGTGATGGAGGTTATCGACTTCAAGTATGGAAAGGGTGTAAAGGTATCAGCCGTGGAAAATCCACAAATGATGATTTACGCTTTAGGTGCATGGGACTTATTTAACTTCGAGTACGACATACGTAAGGTGCGCATGACTATTGTACAACCACGTATTGATAATCTTTCGGAGTTTGAGTTAGATGCCGCCGACCTCATTAATTGGGCAGTCGATGAGTTGCAACCAAAAGCCAACGAAGCCTATGCCGGAGGTAAGCAAAAGCCGGGCAATTGGTGCCAATTCTGCAAGATCAAAGCAAACTGCAAAGCCCTAACGTCTATGTGCATCGAAGCACAGCAAGCCAACCAAGACCCACGTAAGATTAGCAAAGAGACGATGGAAAAGACCATACTACCTTTGCTTTCGACGTTCAAAACATGGCTTAGTGGAGTTGAGGAGTATAGTTTGGAACAGGCGTTAAATGGTGTACAGTACCAAGGTTTCAAAATCGTGGAGGGGCGCAGTATCAGAAAGATAACAGACCCAACCGCCGTGATGGATCTTTTAGGCAAAGAGGGCTTTGCGAAAGAAGCTTACATTAAGCCAACCGAGCTACGAAGTATTACCGATTTGGAGAAATTGATAGGTAAGAAACGTTTTGGCGTGCTTTGCGCCGATTACATCAACAAGCCACAAGGCAAACCAACGTTAGTGCCTGAAACAGATAAACGCCCGGCGTTTAATCAGGCGGCAGACGATTTTAAAGACATTTAAGTTTAACATTTTAAATTCATATAATTATGATAGATCCTAAAGTAGTTAATGACACTAAGGTAATTTTCGGCCCATGCCGCCTTAGTTACACACACGTTTTCGAGAAGTACAGCCCAGACGGTGACGGAGAGGGCAAGTTTATGACAAACGTCTTAATTCCGAAGTCTGAAAAGAAGACTATCGAAGCCATCAAAAAGGCGATTGAGGCAGCTAAGAAAGCCGCTATCGTAGCCAAGTGGGGAGGCAAAGAGCCTAAGAAACTTGATTTGGCTTTGCGTGATGGAGACGAAAAGGACGATGAGGTTTACGAAGATCACTACTATTTGAACGCCAAGAGCAACACACGCCCGGGCGTAGTTGATCGTAAGAAAGTGCCTATCGTGGACGAGGAAGAAGTTTACAGCGGCGTTTGGGCGATTGTGTCGGTAACTTTCTACGGCTACGACGTAAGCGGTAACAAGGGCGTAGCGTGCGGCCTCAACAACATTATGAAGTTCAAGGACGACGACCATTTGGGCGGCAGAGTATCAGCCGAAAGCGACTTTGGCGATTTGGACGGCATCGACGATGAGGACGACGAAGATTTGTAAGATGCTTTTTTCTCTACGATAAAATGTTAATGTAGTAGCCCCCGGCGGTGGAAAGAGGAAGCCGCCGGGGTAATCAAACAACAAAGCGTATGAAAGAATTAGGCATAGACATCGAAACATATAGTAGCAATGACCTAACCGAGTGTGGCGTGTACAAGTACGTGGAAGCCGAAGACTTTACCATATTGCTTTTTGGGTATAGCGTGGACGGTGGCCCGGCGAAATGTGTGGACTTTGCAAGCGGCGAAACTTTGCCGCCGGACATCAAAGCAGCATTAACCGACCCCGAGGTAATAAAGACCGCTTTCAATGCAGCTTTTGAGCGTATTTGTATCGGCGTGTATTTAGGCATCAAAGGGCGATTAGACCCGAGACAATGGCGATGTACGATGGTAAGAGCCGCCCGAATGGGTTTACCGCTTTCGTTGGCTCAATGTGGTGAGGTGCTTAAACTGGAAGACAGAAAGATGACAGAGGGCAAAGCCCTGATAAGATACTTTAGTGTTCCAAACAAGCAAACCAAACAGGGCATAACAAAGATGATCCGTCACAAGCCGAGCGATGCCCCCGACAAATGGGCAACGTTCAAAGCCTACAATATCCGAGACGTGGACGTAGAGCAAGCCATCTTAAAAAAGGTCAGGAGATTGGAAGCACCAGAGTTTGACGAAGATTTGTACACAGCCGATCAGCACATTAACGACCGTGGCGTAATGATAGACCAAGTATTGGTAAACAATGCCGCCCGATTTGATGAGCTATACAAAGATGAGCTATTTGCAGAAGCCCGAAAACTTACAGGCATGAGTAACCCCAATAGCCCCGGACAGATTAAACAATACATATCCGAGAACACCGGGTTTACTATTGATAGCCTCAACAAAAAGAATTTGGACGACTACGAGGTACAGTTTAAGTATTGGCCCAAGGTGCAGAAAGTTTTGGCTTTGCGTAGAGAAATGGGTAAGACTTCTAACAAGAAGTACACAACTATGCAAAAATGTGTCTGCAAGGATAGCCGAGTACATGGTTTGTTGCAGTTTTGCGGTGCAGCACGTACAGGCAGATGGGCAGGGCGTTTGGTGCAGTTGCAAAACCTACCACAAAACCATCTGGAAAGTCTGGATGATGCACGCTATTTGGTAAAGCAGGGTGATTTGGAAGAGTTTGAAATGAACTACGGAAACGTTACCCAAGTACTTAGCGAGTTGATACGTACCGCTTTCATAGCCAGGCCCGGTTGCACGTTCCACGTATGCGACTTTTCAGCGATCGAGGCACGTGTGATAGCATGGATAGCCGGGGAAACATGGGTATTGGACGCTTTCAGAGCTGGGCACGACATCTATTGTGAGACTGCAAGCAAAATGTTTGGCGTACCAGTTCAGAAACATGGCCCCAACGGAGATTTGAGACCAAAAGGCAAAGTAGCCGTTTTGGGTTTGGGCTACAATGGCGGTGTATCGGCATTGGAAGCGATGGGCGGTAAGAAATTGGGTTTAACAGAATCCGAGGAAAAAGACATCGTAAACAAATGGCGAGACAGTAACCCACATATCGTTAAGTTATGGCGTACCGTTGAAAAGGCAGCTATCACAGCCATTAAGACAGGGCGAAGCATAACAATACAACAAGGTATCGTAATCGGTTATCGTTGGGGTATGTTACTAATTACCCTACCAAGTGGCAGGACTATTTGTTACCCACGCACGGAGGTTGGAATCGAGACAAACGACGGTTGGCGAGGCGACCACGAAATTATCGAGTATGAGGGTTTGAACCAAAAAACGAAGAAGTGGGGAAAATTGAGAACCTACGGCGGTAAGCTAACCGAGAACATCGTACAGGCTACGGCACGTGACATATTAGGTTGTGTGATACTTAGAGCCGAGCAGCGAGGGTTAAACGTAGTTTTCCATATACACGATGAGATCATCGTAGAGGCTACGAAAGACCAGACGTTACCGATGGTTGAGGCTTTGTTTAGCGAGCCTATACCGTGGTGCAAAGATTTGCCGCTCAAAGGTGCAGGGTACACCACACCATACTATCTAAAAGATTAAACAATAAAGCAATATGGCAAAAAGCAAAACAATAGACATCAAAGTAGAATGGTACAAGGCGACCGAGGCCCCTAAAAAGAATGTGCCAATATATCTACTTTTCAAAGTTGGTAAGCGAAAATATCCGCTTTGCCGATTGGTGACATTTCACCATAGTAACGTCGTTCCGGCTGAATGTGATTGGGGCAAAGCCGAAACCCAGGAACCACAGTTACCTATCATGTGGACGTATGCAAGTCAAATCGAGCCGCTTATTACTGATGAAGTAGTAGCAGAGGCGAAATTTGCAGCGTGGGCATGGTATAAAGAAGATTAGTTAAACAATTAAAGCATATACAAAAATGGAAATACAGACAAGTAAGGCACTATCAGACGTGCAGCAATTCAGATACGAGTTATTGCAATGGTGTGGCAACGTGGAAGATGCGGAGAAAGCCAATACCTTTGTAATGGGTAAAGACGAAAAGCCAGTACAGGCGCAGTTACCAAAATCCGGCATAGAGGACGGCATCTATTTGGTACACGCCGACGGCAAAGCAACTTTGTTTGAACTGGAGTACACCAAAGACGATAACACGGATAGCGAGGTAGTGGCTATCGGTTTGAAAATGGGTAGCTTTGGCATTAAGATAGCTTTGCACGATGAGGCTAACGGCGATGGTATCACACTAACCACAAAGAGCAATAGCGATCTAAAAGCCGACCAAGATTATTATATCGACAAGTACGACGATGCAGTAGCAGACATGGACGGAGCAAGAAACACCAACCATTTGCGTAATATCCTGAATCCACAAATAAAGTTAGCTGATGATTGGTACATACCATCTTTAGGCGAATTGTACCGTATCTTTATCAACAAAAAGGCTATCAATGCAGCTTTGGAGTTTGCCAAGGGCGATAAACTGCAAGACCGTTGGTATTGGACTTCTACCGAGGGCAGTGCTACCAACGCATGGAGTCTGTACCTCGACGACGGTGGTACGTACAATTGGGGCACTAAGGCCGGCACCACGTACAGAGTTAGGGCAGTGTCAGCATTTATTTTTTAGTCCTTAATATTTTAGTTTTTAATCTTTAAGCACGGCGAAAGCCGTGCCATTATTCACCAATACCGCCAATTATGAAAAAGATGTACTGCAAAACGTGTCTATCATACGATCCTGATGAAGACAAACCCGGCTACGGAGTTTGTAAAATATCGGAGTGTGAGGTTTGCAAGCAGTGCCCCGGTTGCATAGATTGGCGGTATTTTAAGATTTGGTACTTATAATATGGTTATTCTTTCTTTATTCGACGGCATGAGTTGCGGACAAATTGCACTAAGAGAATTGGGCGTAACGATTGATAAATACTATGCAAGCGAAATAGATAAGTTTGCAATCCAAAACACGATGGCGAATTTTCCCGACACCGTGCAATTAGGCGATGTTAGACAAGTGGACGCTAAAAGTTTGGGTAAAATTGATTTGCTAATAGGTGGCAGCCCATGCCAGTGTTTTAGTTTTGCCGGAAAACGTGCAGGAATGAGTACCAAAAGCAAAGAACAAATCGAGACCTTAACAAGGTATCTGGAATTAAAACAACAGGGCTTTGAGTTTGAGGGGCAAAGTTACTTATTTTGGGAGTACGTCAGAATACTTAACGAGCTACGAGAGACAAACCCAAACATCTTATTTATGCTTGAAAATGTTGAAATGGGCAAGCGATGGGAGGCGGTTATTAATGAGGCTTTGGGTATCGTAGGCGTTCATATAAATAGTGCTTTGGTATCAGCACAAGTTAGAAAACGTATCTATTGGACTAACATCAAATTGGCGCAGTGTGATTTATTCGGTTTTCCTCATAGCGCAATACCACAGCCGACAGACCGACGCATATTTATAAAAGACATCTTACAGGATGAAGTCGATGAAAAATATTTCCTTAGTCCTGAATATGTAGAAAAGTTATTAGCATACAACAAACGTCAGGAGGAACACGGCAACGGCTTTAAGGCTATTTTCCATAAGGAAACAGACAAAATGTGTACATTGACAGTGGGGGGGCGTAGTGTGAAAGACTTAATTTGTGTAGCCCAAAGGGGCAGATCATACCGAGGCGAGCCACAACATTTTGAGGAAAGCCCAAACCCCGGTAAGACCAACTGTTTAACGACAGTGGCAAAAGATAATTTGATAATGCAACGACCACGAGGCAAAAACAAAGGTGCTATTAATACCGAAAAGTCGCCTACGTTATCCGCTAATTCGTGGCAACAAAATAATTTATTAGTGAGCAAGCCAAAAGACGGAATCAGGCAGATAAACCCGAGCCGTGAAAGTGGAGGCACACAGCCATACCAACAAAACCGAGTTTATGCAGCTGATGGCAAAAGCCCGGCTTTGATGAACGGACACGGAGGGCAGACGATTAACGCCTTAGTGGGGGGGCTGCAAGTCAGACGATTAACGCCGACAGAGTGCGCCCGACTGCAAACTATACCAGAGTGGTATAAATGGGAAGTATCAGAAACACAACAATACCGTATGTTGGGCAATGGTTGGACGGTAGAGGTTATAAAGCATATACTTTCATTTTTACCCGATCATCTTAAAAAGTAAAACAACATGGCAGAAGATTTCAGATATATAAGATTTAAAGTTATTAGGGCGAGCGACCTAAAAGAACTTTTCAGGCAGTTGGACGATGAGCTACGACCATTTGAATTAGTGGTACACCCACCAGTAGGCAAAATCGGTGTGCGCCCGGTAACTATCAAGGCGAACAGCGAGGAAGATGCTAAGTACTTTAAAGGTATCTTAGATAAGTTATCGTATGAATCTTTAGAAAGATTGACGTATGGCACAGATAAAGTTAAACAATGATTTCCCGATCGACATAGCAACAGCCCATAGCCGTATAGCAAAGAAGTGGAAGAACAAAGCGACCACATGGGCGAAGTTGGTAGAGCGATGCAGCGAAACAAAGCGAACCACGGAAAGCGTAAGCGAGTACGCAAAGATGAGCAGGGAGGAGCAAAGCAGCATCAAGGACGTGGGCGGTTTTGTCGGTGGCTACCTATCAGGTGGAACACGAAAGACCGCTAACGTGATGTGGCGAAGTATTGCCACGCTTGATATTGACTACGGTACACCCGACCTTTGGGATGAGTTCACGTTAAACTTTGACTTTGCGGCGATGCTTTACAGCACACACAAGCACACGCCGGAAAACCCACGCTATCGTTTGGTGTTCCCATTGAGCCGTCAGGTACGCCCGGATGAATACGAGCCACTTTGCAGGATGATAGCAAGCAAACTTAATATTGAGGTGTTCGACGATACCACCTATCAGTTAGCGAGATTGTTTTATTATCCATCTACAAGCAGAGACGGCGAATATGTGTTTGAATATCAAGACGGAAAGGCGTGCAACGTTGATGAGTTCCTAAAGCAGTACCACGACTATAAAGATGTGGCACTTTGGCCAGTGTCGAGCCGAGAGGGTGACATCATCGTACACGAATTGAAAAAGGTAGGTGATCCAACCGAAAAGCCCGGCTTAATTGGTGCTTTTTGCCGTGCCTACTCAATAGAGGATGCAATCGACACGTTTCTACCTGATGTGTACGAGAAGACCGCCCACGATGGGCGATACACCTACATTAATGGTAGTGTGGCGGCAGGTTTGGTTTGCTATGAGGGTAAGTTTGCGTATAGCAATCATGAAACAGACCCGGCGAGTAAGCAGCTTTGCAACGCTTTCGACCTTTGCCGAATACATTTATATGGTGTGCAGGATGAGGGGACGAAGATAACAGACAATACACGTTTGCCGTCGTACCTGAAAATGCAGGATTTCGTAGCCAGGGACAAAAAGGTAAGAATCTTACTTACTAAGGAACGGCAGGGCCAGGCCGATGATGATTTTGCCGACATCGAAGCAGAGGAAGCCGGGGACAGCGCAGTATCTGAAAACGCCGACAAGTGGATGGCTGAATTAGACTTTGATAAGAAAGGCAGCATCAAATCAACGGCAAGCAATATTATTGCTATTCTGGAGAACGACCCAAGATTGAAAAACCATATATGGCAAAATCTGTTTAATGGGTTTAACTACATAACAGGTGGTTTGCCGTGGAACGCCGAGGCGACACAATGGGGCAATACTGATGATGCAAATCTAAGGATATACTTAGATGAAAAGTACGGAGTGACCGGAAAGGACAAAATCAAAGATGCTTTGGTGGCAGTCGTTACACGTCACAGAGTACACCCAATACGTGATTACCTCAATAGTCTTACATGGGATGGCGTGCCACGCTTAGACCGCCTAATTATCGACTACGTAGGTGCAGAAGATAATGAGCTAAACAGAGCTATGACACGTAAGCACTTTACGGCGGCGGTAGCAAGAGTGATGAACCCAGGATGCAAGTATGATTATTGCCTGATTATTGCCGGAGCCGAGGGTATCGGTAAATCTACGCTTTTCAATGTAATGGGCGGCGATTGGTTTAGCGATAGTTTGGTAACGATGGAGGGTACAAAAGGTATGGAGCAAGCCCGGAACGGTTGGGTTATCGAGTTACCGGAGTTGGGCAGTATCAAGCGGTCAGACGTTGAGCAGGTGAAAGCCTACATAAGCCGTCAGAATGATATGTACCGCCCGGCATACGGCAGCGTAATGGAATCCCACCCGAGACAATGCGTTTTTTGTGGTACGACCAATGAAACATATTTCTTAAAGGGCGAGACTGGAAACCGCCGTTTTTGGGTAATTGAGGTTGATGCTAAGTACAGAAAGTACCCCGATTTCCGTGCGGCTTTGCAAGCCGATCGTAACCAGTTATGGGCAGAAGCCGTGCAACGATATAAGGACGGTGAGAAATTGGCTTTGTCGGATAGTCTGGAGGAAGCAGCCAAGAAACGACAGCAGCAATTTAACGACAATTGCGACGACCCATTACAGGGTTTAGTACAGGAGTTTTTGGATATGAAGCTACCGACCGACTGGAATACGTGGGACTTAAACCGCCGCCGGGCATACATAAAGAACCCCGACCCATTGGATGAAACAGGTGTAGAAATACGTACCAAGGTGTGCGCCGCTGAATTTCTTTGCGAAATGATGGGCATCAACATTTCAGATAAAGGGTATAAGTACGAAGCACGTAGGGTTAATAAGGTATTGGACGATTTAGGTTGGCTAAAATTATCGTCTGCAAGATTTCCGATATACGGAACACAAAGGGCATTTAGCAGACCAGAAGAAGACGGCGACGAAAGCGACCTATAAGGCATGAAGACGTAAACAAAGAAAATGTAAACGAAGTTGTTTACAGGGCTATAAAGGCAGAAACGACAAAAAAGGAAAAGTAAACAAAAACAATAGATAGTTTATTTGTTTACACCTTTGTTTACACCTTTGTTTACGTCTAAAGTACTGAATATCAATATATAACTATATATGTAAACAATGTAAACAATAAAATATAGTATAAGTAGAATAGTAGTGTTATATATACTATATACCTATATAAACTATATATTTACCCACATACGTACACGTATATAGAAAAGTTGAAAATTGAATGTTTACAGGGTGAAAGTTAAAAATATGAAGAAGTTAGAAGCAATAACACGCCACGCCGAGGTATCGGAAAAGGCGATAGAAAAATATTTGGTGCAAGAGGTAAAAGCCATTGGCGGCATTTGCCTCAAATACTCAAATGCAAATATGGTTGGCTATCCTGATAGAGTGATATGCCTACATGGCGGTAAGGTTGTTTGGGTGGAGTTGAAGAGTAAAGGCAAGAAGCCTACGAAGATACAAGCCATAAGACAAAATGAATTGGTAAGTATGGGGCACGAAGTCTATACAATCGATAACAAACAGACAATCGACGAATTAGTTAAAATTTGGAGGGCAGAGCGATGAAGTACAGACCATACGAATATCAGAAAACAGCGATGCAGTGGATATTAGACCACCCACGATGTGGTTTGTTTCTTGACATGGGTTTAGGTAAGACGGTATCGACCTTAACGGCAGTACAACAATTGATGGACGATTGCGAGGTTAGCCGTACTTTGGTGGTGGCACCGAAAAAGGTAGCCGAAACAACATGGACTACCGAGGCAGAAAAGTGGGATCATTTGCAAAGCCTGAGAGTAGCAAAGGTGATGGGCACAGAGAAGCAGCGTAATTTGGCGTTGGCATCTAAAGCGGACATCTACGTTATTGGGCGTGATAGTTTTGTTTGGTTAGTTGGAAAGTACGGCGGTCAGTTGCCATTTGATGTATTGGTGATTGATGAGCTAACGAGTTTCAAATCTTCTAAGTCAAACCGATTTAAGGCGATGCGTACAGCCATACCAACAGTTAATCGAGTTATCGGACTTACAGGAACGCCAGCACCCAACGGACTGATAGACCTATGGGCACAAATGTACTGTATAGACATGGGCGAGCGTTTAGGCAAGAGTGTAACAAAGTATCGTGAAACTTACTTTGAGACCCACAAATGGAACAACGTAATAGTACGTTGCGACATCAAAAAAGGGTGTGAGGACATCATCAAAAACAAGATTTCCGATATTTGTCTTTCGATGCAAGCAAAGGACTATTTGCAGTTGCCGGATATGATCACCCACGAAACCAAACTTACTTTGTCGCCAAAGGTGATGGAAGCATACAACAAGTTTGAGAAAGAAAAGGTTTTGGAGTTTACCGAATTGCATACCGGGGAAAATGCCAATATCTTAGCAAATAGTGCCGCCGGGCTGATGAATAAGTTAAGCCAGTTTGCCAACGGTGCAATATACGATGAGGCTAAAGACGTACACGAAATACACGATGAGAAGTTGGATAAGTTAGCTGAGATCGTGGAAGCTGCAAACGGCAATCATGTGTTAGTCTTCTATCAGTTTAAGCATGATGTAACACGTATCACCAAGAAACTGAAAGGCTATACCGTCAAGTCATACGAGGGTGAAAAGGAGTTGAGAGAGTGGAACGCCGGAAAGATAGACGTACTATTGGCCCACCCGATGAGCACGGCGTTTGGCTTGAATATGCAGCAAGGTGGGCACTATATCGTATGGTTTGGTACAGGTTGGAATCTGGAATTATACCAACAAGCCAACGCACGATTACACCGACAAGGGCAGCAGTACCCAGTACAGGTGTATAAGTTGATTTGTGCAAACACCGTAGATGAGAGAGCCAACACGGCATTAAGTGGCAAGCAGGGCGTACAGCAATCATTGTTGGATAGCCTCAACTTTTTGGTAAGGAAGTATCACACAACAATAGACATCAAAGACGAATATTAGAGTATGGCAAAGGATAAAGATTATATAAGGCTGATACATACGGCCAAGTGGCTACGATTGAGACGTGACAAACTCAACGATACACCACTATGTGAGAGGTGCGAGGAATTGGGCAGAGTGGCAGCAGCCACCGAGGTACACCACGTTATCCCGGTTGAGGATGGACTAACAAGGCAGGAAAAAGAACGCCTGATGTTTGATTACTTTAACCTCAAAGCCCTATGCCACGAGTGCCACGTTAAGGTACATACGGACATGGGCAGGTGTGGCAAAGTTCAAGCAAAGAACCGAGCCAAAGAGCACCTGAAAAGATTTGTGAATAAATTTTTGAAATAGCAGAGATATGAAACACAAGGGTGGAAATGTTTATGGCTCAATCTATGAGCGTAAGCGTAAGAATGGCGGTATATCATATACGGCAGAGATACAGTTTCAAGGTCAGACCATGAGACGAACAAGCAAAGATAAAGCTAAGTTGGAAGAATGGAAAGACAGTATTTGCAACAAACTGAATAGCGTGTTAGATAGATACAACGCTGAATTAGGTGAGCAATTGGCGGTAGTGAAAAGCAAGCTATATGCCGAAATGATGGATAGAGCAAAAGCCATTATGGACAAAGCCAAGTTATTTGATTTGCGAAATAAGGTTTGCGCCGAGTCAATAGGACTTAGACAAAAGACGTACTTTCAGACGTACTTAGCCAGAAGCAACGCAAATGGCTTGATAAAGATAGGAAAATCTAAAGACATACATACACGTATGCAGGTACTTAGTACAAAGAAAGTGCAGCTTATAGGCTATGTAGATAGAGACATCGAAGTACATTTGCATAGTGTGTATAATGCCAAGAGAGTACAAGGAGAATGGTTTAGATTGTCCGATGAAGAAGTGGACGGAATTATTAAGACTTTCGGGTTTGAGACCCCGGGGGTACTTTTTATTTCGGGTAGTGGTGTTGGCTAAACCTCACCAACCCCCTTTTCCACACGTGAGCCGATTTTTGGGCCGTGGGGGTTTTTGCCCAGATGCAAAGCCCCGGCATAGTTGGCACGATATAAAAACGCCCACGTGTGTAGGTTAATAATAAAAAGCAATATTTATGAAGTTTGGAAACCAAGATGGCACAGGCTTTGGATTTGGCAGCTTTGGAGCAGGTCAGACTCAAGCCCCCCCACCCGATGAGGTGGAGCCGGAAGAAACCACAGCCGAGACAACCGCCCAGGCAAAGCGAGCGCACAGACGTACAAAGGAGTGTACCGAGTTATCGCAACGCTACGAGTACCGCCGGGCATTTAGTGAGGTCAAGTTATTGGAGGCAATGCAGTACGTCAAACTGCAAGACCATACCACCTACAATTTTATCACCGCCGGGGACGTGGATAGCCTTAGTTACCTGAAAGTGGTGCTTAATCAGCATGATTTGGACTATTGTTTGTTATCTACATGGTGCATGGCGGCAGAGGATATTTTGCAGGTACGGCAATGGTACGAGCAAGGGCGCATTAAGAAACTTGATATGTATTTGGGCGAGATATTCCCGGGCAGCTATAAGATTGAGTGGCAGATGGTGCAAAAGTTCTATCAGGAACACCCAGAGGCAGGACGTGCCGCAGTATTCAAGAACCACAGCAAGATATACGCAGGGTGCAACTACGATGAGGGCTTTTATTTCGGCATACAAACAAGCGCAAACATTAACACTAACCCAAGAACGGAGCAGGGAAGTATAACAGTTGATAAGGGACTGTTTGAGTTTTACAAAGACTACTTCGACGGCATCCGCTCATTTGAAAAGTAACGCAGCATGGAAGAAAAGAAAGAAAAGTTTTTGGAGGCTTTGGCGCAGGGCTACGGCATCATAGCCACAGCGTGCGAGGCGATAGGCATAGGGCGCAGTACTTATTACCGATGGTACAACGCCGACCCAGAGTTTAAAGAAAGGGTGGACGAAATCACCGAGACGCAGGTAGATTTTGTTGAAAGCAAGTTGATGCAGTCGATTAACGCTAACGACACAACGGCAATTATCTTCTACCTGAAGACCAAGGGCAAGAAGCGAGGTTACAGCGACAAGGCGCAGCCAAAGACCACCGACCCATTGCCAGTTAGTCAGACTTTGCCGGAGCCATCCACCGAGGAAGACAACAAGAAGATAGCCGCCAAGATCAAGAGTAAGAAAGCGTATATCGTTAAGTTGTTGAAAAAGCAAGGCAAATATACCGCCGAACTTACATACCAAGTAGATATTACGGCTAAGTTGTTGGTACGTGCCGACATTTTGGGCGATGAGATCATGGCAGACGGGCACCAGGCCGTGAACGTGGAATACAGCCGAGAGGGCAACGAGCGCAAGACGATCGACCCGAAAGAAAAGTTATATATCGAGTTGTTGCAGCAGGGACAGAAAGCGTTAAGGGCTTTGGGCATGAACACCGAGAGCAAGGAACGAAAGAGCGACAACGATAGTTTTAACGACTTTATGGCAGCGATGCAGGAGGGCGACGAATGACAGAGGAAGAAAAAGGAAGATTTCGACAACTGAAAGCCGAGGTATCGGAGCAGTTGCAGCGAGGGCGCAGTACATACGCCGACCGTTACCGCCGTGCGCTTATTGATACAGATAAGCGTATCGGCGATTATGTGTTTGGAGTGATAGACCACCCAGACGCACACAACCTGTATGAGATATTGGGAGTAAGACGCTTTTTGCAGTTGCTTGATAAGTATGAATGGAAGCCCAAGCGAGTAAAGCGTTTTTTCAAGTTCTACGAGGCTTTGCGGTTTAGCGGCATCCGAGGACGCACACGCTACAAGCTAACCCCAGTGCAAGCCTACCAGTTTGCCAACATCTACGGCTTTGCCCGGGACGATGGGCGAAGACTGATACGTACCGCCTACCTATTCGTGCCCCGAAAGTTCAGCAAAACGACATCGTGCGCAGCTTTGGCGGTTTATGATATGCTTTTCGGCGACAACAACGCCCAGGCATACGTGGGCGCAAATAGCTACGATCAGGCGAAGATATGTTTTGATGAGATACGAAACATCATGTTTGATATTGACCCGAAAGAAAAACACTTTAGGGTTAATCGTGAAAAGATTACTTTCAAGGATCGTGGACGTGATAGCCTCATACAGTGTTTGACAGCCAACGCCAAAACCAAAGATGGTTTGTTTGCCTCATTGGTGATAATGGACGAATACGCCCAAGCCCGGAACACGGCAGGTAAGAATGGCGCAGACCTCAAAAACGTATTGACTACTTCTATGGGGCCAAGGCGTGAGCCGCTAACAATCATTATCACCACGGCAAGTGATGTTGTAGATGGCCCATTTGCCCACGAACTTGACGGAGTGATGGCAGTACTACGAGGTGAAGCAGAAAGCGACACCATGTTTGCATCCATCTTTATGCCTGATGTGGACGATGCAGAGGACAGCCCGGAGACATGGGCAAAGGTGCAGCCCCATTTGGGTATCACGGTGCAACCGGACTACTACGAAAATGAGTATCAGACCGCCCAGTTATCGGCAGAAAATATGTTGGCTTTTCGCACGAAATTGCTTAATATCTTCACGATAAACGACGAAAAAACGTGGTTTACCCACGAAAAGGCAAAAGAATTATTGGGCAATTTCTGTATAGATCAGGTGCAGGGCCGCCCAGATTGTGCCGTGGCGTTTGATTTGTCGGTGCATGATGATTTCAGCGCAGTATCTTATACCGTGTACCTATCGGGCGATAAGAAGTTTTACACGCATACTGATTACTATTTTCCGGAGGGCGCACTATCGGGGCACCCAAACGAGCAGCTTTATAGGCTTTGGAATGAAAAAGGGTATCTTATTTTCTGCAAAGGGCAGAAGATAGACACGGCGATGATTACCGAGGATATATTACGACGCAGTAAGTTGGTTAATATTATCCGTATCGGCTATGATGCTTACAAGGCGCAGGAGCTAACGAGTATCTTAAAGTCAGTTGGGGCGAGGAACGTGCTAACCCCATTTAGTCAGACCTACGGAAACTTTAACCTACCAGTCGAAAGTTTCGAGATGCTTGCATGGAGCGACCCGGTAAAGATAGAGTTTAACAACAACCCTATTAACGCTTTCTGTTTGGAAAATTGCGTGATAGATACCGACAATCTGGAGAACAAAAAGCCGCTCAAAGTGTCACAATACCGCAAGATAGATGGGGCGATAACGCTTTTAATGACGTTAGGGCTACTTTATACCTACGAGAGGTAAAACTATACGGAAAAGTGGCGAAATGCCGCCAAAACGCCAAAAAACGGCATTATTGACGATATTTCGCCACTAATTACGGAAGCCATTACTATAGATCAACATTGGCTGAATCATCGGTGGAGCCGCCGTCCGACATATTGCCGCCACTGGTGTTGTCGCCACTGGTATTGCCACCACTGGTGTTGCCGCCCTCATCGTGGGTGTCGGCAGTCTCGCCGCCATCGTCGCCGCCGCCATCATACTTGCCGGCCTCACGGAACTTGGCATCTTTGTAGAGATCCGCAGCACGGAAGCGTTTGCCGAGATAGAGGTTAAGGCGCACAGCCTTGATGTTGTCGGCGGTAAACTCCTTGGCGGTGGTAGCCGCAGAGGTTTCCAGGCCAATACGGAAGATGCCGAGGTCGTCGAGGCGTACCGCCTTGCCTTCCAACAGCAGTTCACGCATACAAATCTGCATCTCGATCAGCACGCCGCGGATTGTGGACTCACCGAACACGCAGTGATGGTTTGCCATGTGCTTTACGAATTCCTCAAACTCCATAAGTTCGGTAACGGCACGGCCGTACCACTTGTTTTTGGTTACGCCCGTCTGATTGCTTTTGTACTTCTTGTAACGTATCATACTTTTTGCGTTTAAAAGGTTGTTTGGCACTATTGCCGCCACAAAGATAGCAGCCATTTTTGGCAAGAATCCGGATGCGTGCCGTTGTGTCCTGTTACCGTCTGTTGTAGGCGGCGATTAATTGTATTTTCACGTTTGTTTTCCTTACTTTTGCACCCATGGAACAGAACAAAGATAATTTCAAGATAAGGGAGTACGGCCGCATGGAACTTGCGGCAAAGTACTGTAATTGCATCATGCCCGAATCGGCGTGGAAGAAATTCCGCCGATGGATGCACCTATACCCCGGGCTTATGGAGCAGCTTGCCGCCATTGGTTACACAGAGCGCAGCCGCAGTTTTACACCGGCACAAGTGCGTCTGATAGTGGATGCCCTGGGTGAGCCGTGAGATTATCGGTACGGTTATCGGCGGTTTGCCGTATGGAAATCGTCGTTTACCGTACCGATAATTTGGCGTTTTTGTATGGGTTTTAGTTATCAAGCGTTAAAAGTATAAGTAAATAAGTAACTTTTTCGCCGTAAAGTTTGGCGGTTTAAGCGAAAAACCGTATCTTTGCAGCACAATTATTACGAATCCCCATTCTTTCTTGAATGGGCATAGCTGTCCCGGTGGCAGCTTTTTTTATTTATGAACAATATGAAACGTGTTACGGTTTACATAGATGGCTTCAATTTCTATTACGGATTGAGAACAGCCAAACAAGTTAATGAAAAGTGGTACAAGGGCTATTGGATAGACCTTGTAAAGTTTTTCGGTCAATTTATCGGCGAAAACCAAGTTTTGGAAAAGGTTGTATATTTTACAGCCTCGCCATTAAACAAGGAAAAAAGCCGTCATCAAAGTGCTTTTCTCAATGCCAATAAACTAATAAATGGAGAACATTTTGAAGTTGTTAGAGGCAAGTACATTTCTAAAGAAATTAAGTGCCCACGATGTAAATACGCCATATTGAGACCCGAGGAAAAGAAAACAGATGTAAACATTTCCATTCGTATGCTCGCAGATTGCGTTATGGATAAAACGGATATTGTGATATTGGTAAGTGGAGATAGCGATCTTTTACCGCCTGTAGAGTTTATACAACACAATTGCCCAGATAAACAAGTAAAGGCATATTTTCCACCGTCCATTTACAGCCGAGACATAGCCAACAACATTAAGGCCCATAAAGGAAAAGTTACTTTGCTTGAAAAGAACTACAATAAGTTTGTAACTGCCCAAATGGACGAAACGGTAACGGACGGAGTAAAGGTGTACACGAAACCCGAAAAATGGAAATAACGAACAAACCCCGATAGGTTCAATCACTTATCGGGGTTTGTTTTATTTGCGTATCTTCTTTTTGCCGTTCTGAATGATGATGCCCTTTGTTGTGTCGGTGGCGGTCATGCCAGCGAGGGTGTAGGCTTTGCCGCTTGCCTTTGCGTCAGCCTTGACAGAGGAAACGGACGAAGCGGATTGCTTTTCCAATTTTATGGTTACGCTTTTGTCGTAGGTACGCAGCGTCATGGTGTTGTTGCCGAATTGGTAAACCTCAAAGTTCAGAGACGAAAGACTGGTATAATCGGAATTATATTCGTATCTTCTTATCAGATGCAGGGTATAACGTCCTGTGGCAGTACCGCCGACGGTATAGACGGGTATTATAGTGGAGTTGTTACTTTCAAAAGACATAAACGAGTTCTGACCGTCATTGAAAGTTATGGACGCTACTCTTTCGGGGTGTCCCGATACCATTATCTCACTATTTGTGGTGGTTACATTCCAGGTGCCCAACAACTCTATTTCGTCGAGGTTTGAAACATACTGGGCCTTTGCCGTCACTCCAAGGACGAGAAAGGCGAACAAAAACAATATCTTTTTCATGCTTTTTATACTTAAAATTTGTAATTTGAATGCAAAAATACAAAAAATATAAGTAACTAAGTAACTTTTTACCGAAAATCTTTGGTGCTTTAAACTTTTTTATGTATCTTTGCAGTGTCAAATCATAATTGCGGTACAGATGTTGCCGCCGTTCACCGTAACGTAGCGGCTATTTTTGTATCCGTGCCATAGTAAGTATAATAGGATATTTCTATATAAAGAGATAGCCGCGCCGTGTCGGGTAGCAGAAATGCCCCGGGGTCTCAGCAATTATGAACCTGACAGCACGTAGCGCGGTTTTTTCGTTTTTGTCAAATCATAATTGTTATGTCAAGTAACGTATCAGATCAAAATCCTGTAGAGCAGGTAGCGGAAGTGGTGCAGGTTGCACCCACCGTCCAAGAGTTAAGTTTGGTAGCAGTAGAAAACGAGTGCGCCGTTACTACATCTTTGAGAGTAGCGGAGGTTTTCGGCAAGCAGCACAAGAACGTTTTAAGAGACATCCAGAACCTTGAATGTAGTGATGATTTCCGAAAGCTCAATTTTGAGCCGTCGCACATTATCAAGCAGTTACCTAACAATGGTAGCAAAAAATTGCCAATGTATTACATTACCCGTGATGGCTTCATGTTCCTTGTTATGGGCTTCACAGGCAAGACGGCAGCGAAGTGGAAAGAGGCTTACATCAAGGCGTTCAACGAAATGGAGGCTAAGATAAGAGCCGAGCAGATGGCGAAAGCCATTGAGGAGCACGACAGAAAGGAAGCCGAGGAGTATGACCGCCTGTTGAAGCGTGAAGACCGCGAGGAGGCAGAGGTGGACAGACGCGTGGAGGAGCTTGCCCGACAGAGAAACGAGGAAGCCAAGGCAAAGGCGGAGGCGCAAGCCAGAGCCAACGACCAGGGCAATGGCGAAGCCGTGAGAATCGACACCACACGTTGCGGCTGGAGCGTGCTATCATCAAAGGAAATCGCAAGACTTACGGGGCGACCACATTCAGACGTGATGAAGAGTATGCAGAGATGCGCCAAGTATTGCAAGCGTTCGGGCCGTGTTTTCATTCGTGCCGAGAGATGGGAGGCCGACAAGTACGGTTGCCATTCGATGATGTGGAGCACCTACAACGGTGTGAAGCTGATGCACAAGTACGGGCGCACGGCGATAACCGACGATGAGATGGCGATTATCTCGCACGCTTTCCGCTATCATACCCGACATTTGCCACCATCGTTGCCTGTAGTGGTGCGCCATTCACAGACCCCGAGAAAGGCGACCAAGGCGCAGACCAAGCCGACCGACACCCCACCGACACAAGCACAGGCACCAGAGCAGCAGCCGACCACCAAGGCGGCACAGACAACGGCACAGCCGATAGCCACCATGCCACAGACCCCAACCGACCTTATGCAGCGTTTTGTAAAGGCCGTGGGCGTGATGATGGGAATGGACACAGATAATTTAATGAACTTAATGAATAAAGGAGAATAAGATATGATAGTTATAGATAAGAAGCACAAGGACACTATTTCAGTAAGCAGCAACTTGAACACCGATGCAGAGGATTTAAAGAAGAACATCGCCGAGGTGTACGATTTCGTCAACGACCTTATGGCAGGTTTGCCGGAGGACGTAAAGGTAAGTGCAAGTAAGGTGCGAAGCGTGCAGGGCACGTTGGAGTATCTTCTGAACTACTGTTGGATTGAGGACGCAGACGAGTAAAACACGGGAGGACACAGATATGAGATACAGAAAGCCAAAGAAAGTTACAAGTCTGGTGATAACAGACCGTGACGGAATGCCGGTATATAATGCCGACACGTTCCGTGATGCGATCAGGCAGACACGCGACTACGTGAAATGGTTGTTGGAGGAACTGCCACCCGACTACGAGTTGAGAATACACGGTTTGCTTGATGCCATGTATCCGCTTGAATGGCTCACCGAGGATGCCGTTATAAAGACGGTGACCAACAAGCCATAGGGGCACGATCCCGACATTACCAAAACCCACATACATAGCCGCTGCATCGTAATGGTGTAGCGGCTTATTTCGTTAAATGATATTAATATCAATAACATTTCACTCTATTTATTTTGATATTCAAATAAATATCATTATCTTTGCATCGTGAAATTTAATTAAGCAATGAAGTACAATGAACTTGAAAGAAAACTAAGAAAAATCGGGTGTTACGACACAAAAAAGCAGATGGCAGGACACCCAATCTGGTACAGTCCGAAGACTGACAAGGAGTTTAAGATGAGCAACCACGGTGGCGAGGAAGTCGCAACGGGTACGCTCAGAGCAATTAAAAAGGCGGCAGGGCTTATTTAAGCCCCCGTCTTTTACAAAACAGATTTATAAACGAAACATTAAGGAGATACGACAATGAGACAAGTTAAGGCAGTTATCGAAAGAGCAGGCGACGGAACGTATAGCATTTACAGCGATGCGGACGATTTAAGCTATCTGATAACAGGCACGGGCAAGACCGTGGAAGAGGCTAAGAAATGCTTTGAGGGTGGTTATGCGGATATGAAACGCTACTACGAGAAAGAGGGCAAGGAGTTCACAGAGGTAGAAATGTGCTATTGCTATGATATGGCATCATTTCTCGCCTATTACTCAAAGGTGCTTTCATTGGCGGGTTTGTCACGTCTGACGGGTGTAAACCCACAGCAGCTTAGCCACTACGTTACGGGGCGTCGCAATCCGTCGCCAAAGACTGTAAAGAAGATTATGGACTCTATTCATGCTTTCGGCAAGGATCTAAGCACAGTGCAGTTTGCTTAATATTGAATTTCACACGCTACGCTTTCAAGTTCACTTTATATAAACGCCGTTAGGGCGTTATCTTTAGCCGTGTCGGGTTAACGCCCGATGCGGCTTTTTTGTGCCTTTTAGCCTAACAGCCAAAAACTATTTTCTTAAAAAACTAATAATTTTACCACGTTGCGCCAACGTGTGCCACGATGCGCCAAACGGTATTTGGTTTTTGCAAAATACGATTGTATTTTTGTAGCGGCTCATTAGCCGTTTGGCGTGAGGGCCTCGGAGATTTTATTCATAATTAAAGGACAGAACACCGCCGGAGCGAAAGCAGTAAGATAGTTGACAGCATTCAAATTGTCGTAGCTTTGGCGGTTTTGTATGAAACGACGGATGGCTACATTTTGGAATAACATAAAACGATTTTTCAGCCGTGAGGCAACAGGTGCTGACACAGCCGGCACCGCGCGCCCCACCACCGTAAGGACTGGTGGCGGCGTGGCGGTGTTTTCAGCCTGGGGCGGCGATGCCATGACGGTTGCAGCGGTATATCGGTGCGTGACGCTTCTAAGCGAGAGCGTGGCGAGCCTACGTTTGCAGTATATGCGGTGCAGGGATGGACGCTATCAGGAAGACACGGCAAGTGATCTGCATTATCTTCTGACCGTGCAGCCTCAACCCGAAATGTCGGCGTTTGACTTCTGGACGATGGCGGTGCGCCTGATGCTCATTGAGGGAAATGCCTACATCTACCCACGCTATGTACTGGGAGAGTTGACCGACTTAGTGCTTTGCCGACCTCATACCGTGACCCACGACCCACTGAACAGCCGTTACTACATAGCCGATGCCTATAATGGAGTGTTCGGCACATTCGAGGAAAAGGACATCATACACCTTTACTTGCATTCCTCAGACGGGCGCAGGGGCGAAAGCGTGCTGACCCACGCAAGGCGCACGATGGATATTGCCACGGCAGGAGATGCGGAGACGGAGAACCGGTTTACCAATGGCGGCAGTGTTCGCGGCATTATCAGCAACGACAAGACTACTACGGGATTTGGCGAATACCAGGACAAGGAACTGGAGAAGACAGCCGAAAGCGTGGATAGCCGTTTCAGCCGGGGTGAGCGTATAGTAAGTTTGCCGGGGCAGGTGGACTTTAAGCAAATTTCGCTTTCTTCCACGGATATGCAGTTTTTGGAGAGCCGAAAGTTTACGGTGCGCGAGATATGCCGTTTCTTTGGCGTTCACCCGTCTTTCGTGTTCGATGATACGAGCAGCAACTACAAAAGTGCCGAAATGGCAAACGTGGCTTTTCTTTCCAACACGCTTAACCCGATATTGAAGCGTATAGAATGTGAGCTGACCCGAAAACTGATACCGCGGTCTTTGTGCTGCAAACGCCGTTTTCTGTTTGACCGCCGGGGTGTTTACTCAATGGATTTACAGTCACTCGCCGACTATCAGAAAAAGACGATCGAGAGCGGCATTTACACCGTGAACGATTGGCGCAGGATGGAAAACCAACCTACCATCGACGGAGGCGATACGGTTTATCTTTCTACCAATCTTGCACCGCTGGGCAGTGAAAAGCTATCGGGCGCAGCTGCAAAGGGAAATGACAACAACGATAAAAACAACGGAGAATGAAAAAGAAAAGAACAATAGCTATTGTGTCGGGGCTTCGCATTCGTGAGGCTACCGACGGAGCGGAAAGCCGCACGATTGAGGGCTATGCACTGAAGTTCGGTGTACGTAGCCGTCTTTTATGCGATTGGTGGAATAACTATTACGAGGTGCTGGAGCCTGGGTGTGTGACACGGGAGATGCTGGATAAGCAGGACATCAAACTTACGATGTTCCACGACCGCCAGTTGGTTTTGGCGCGAAGCAACAAGGGTAATGGTACTTTAAGCTACGAGGTTGACAAGGTGGGTGTGAAGTTCTGGGCAGAAATGCCACACACTGTTGACGGCGACAAGGCTTTGGAACTGGTAAGCCGTGGCGATATTGCCGGGTGCTCATTCATCTATTCCACCGATGAGGGCGACAGTGAGAACGCCGTGAGCTACGAGCGTCTGGACGAGAAAGGCGATGATGGCGAGGATATTCTTTTGCGCCACGTGAAGCGTATTGACAACGTTTACGACTTCACCATTACCACAGATCCAGCCTACGAGCAGACCGACGTAAGCAAACGTGAGGTGGAAGCGGCAGGCATCAAGTTTGAGCAGCAGCCGAAGCCCAAACAGATAGACGAGAGCAAGAAGCGTGAACGTATCAACGAGGTGCGCGAGCGTATAGCAAGTGTTGGCCGCAATCTGTAGAGGCGGCTTCTATATATGTTTTTTAGTTACTAATTTTAATCATTGACAAATGAAAAAAGGAAAGTTTAATTTTCGTGAAGCCTACGAGCGCATGGACGTAATCAAAAACCGCCTCGCAGAAATTGCGCAGGGCCTGGAGAACGACAAGGAGCGCGAAGACTTCACAGATGCGGAAAAGGGAGAGCGTAAAGCCCTTTACCGTGAAATGGACATCCTCGAAATGAAGATCAAGGCGGCTACCCCTACGTTAGAGGTTATGCGCCGTGAGGACATCGAGGAAGTAAACAAGCAGATGCGTGAGTGCGTCAAGACCGGACAGCGTTTTGAGTTGAAGATCAGCCGCGCCGTGGCTTCTGACTTCGGCGGCAACACTTCGGGTTATCTCAACCCGGGCAGTTCTACCAATCCGTCACCGGTCACCATGGGCGACATCGTAGAACCATTGTATGCAAAGACCATTCTTTCGGCAATCGGTTCGCCATTGCTCACCGGACTGAAAGGTAACTATCAGTGGCCTGTAATCGAGACATTCGCCGCTACCATCAATGATGAGGGCGTGGAACTGGGTGATACCAAAATCGAGGCAAGCAAGCTTTTGGCAAAGCCTGAGCGTATCGGCGTAGCCGTGCCTATCACACGTGAAGCACTCAACGAGACCGACGACCTTTTGCAGCTTGTATGTACCCAGTATATGCCAGTTGCGGCAGCCGCCCTTATGAACAAAATCATGTTCAGCACCGTAAAGGTGGAAAAGGCTACAAATCTTGTAGGCCCATTCGTCAACCTCAAGGCAGCTAACAAGAAGACTTATAAGGGTGAAGCACCTACCCTCGCCGAGCTTCTTGCACTCAAGGGCATTGTTTTGAGTGCCAACATCATGCCGGAGGGACTTTGCTACGTAATGACAGAGACCACAAAGGCACTTTTGGAGGGCACGCCAAAGTGGAATGGTGCAAACCAGGCTATCGTTGATGAGAACGGCAAGATTTCGGGTGTGCCTGTATTCTGTAGCTCATACGTTGCCGAGGGTACAGTTTTCTTCGGATCATGGAAGTATGCCCCACAGGGCTTGTTTGGCGAGATGTCTATCATCATCGACCCTTATACACTCGCACGTAAGAACTCTATCGACTTCGTGCTCAATGCCGATTACGCCATTACTACATTGCGTGAGGAGGCATTTGCCATGTTGTCAAAGGATCCAGCGGTGGCAGCGGCAGCAGGCACCAAGGGTTAAGTAAGTAATCACAATTTATAAAGTTATAACGTTATGGCGGTAGTGAGTTTGGAACTTTTTAAGAAGCACGTAAGGGCTGATGATTTTGCCGATGATGACGAGTATCTGGAGCATCTGTTAGAGACGGCAGAAAGCGCAGTTATCACGGCAACCAATAGAACCCAAGAGGAATTGGCGCAGATGGGTAATGGACATGATGTGCCTACCCCCATAAAACACGCTATAATGATGTTGGGCGCACATTGGTACAATCAGCGTGAGAGTGTGAGCAACGTGCAGATGCACACCGTGCCGGACTCGCTACAAGCCTTAATTAAACCCTATCGTAAATTAGCGGAATGAGAGCAGGAGAAATGAAATATCGTTTGCAGTTGTTGAAGCCAACGGCGACAACAAACGACTACGGAGAGGAAGCGACAACCTACGAGCCTATACGTACCGTATGGGCAGAGAGGAAGAAGCAGAGCGGAAACCGTAGTGAGGAAGTGGGCGAACATTTCCCCGACTATCGAGCCGAATTTAATGTGAGGGACGCACACCCGGTAAAAGAAAACTGGAGAGTGCAGCAGTTAGGTGGCTATCTTTATACGGTGGTTGCCATCATCCCAAACATTGATAGAGGTATGAACACTTTAGTTTGTGAGCGAGTAAACGAATAGTCAGATTTTGCAATAGTCTGTTTTCTTAATGTATATGCAGCCAGAACGATGAAAGAAACCGTTACCGACATCAACAAGCCGTTTGCCGATGTTTACAAGGCACTCGATATGAAAGAGCAACGCAAGGCCATGCGAAGTGCCATGCGCAGGGAGGGCAACCGCCTGAAAAAGGCGGCAGTCTCCAATCTGGGACAAAGCGGCATTGGCAGTGGCACAAAGCGCAGTCTTTCGAGCGGCATCTATGTGCGTACCTACCCCGACCGCTACGGCCTGGGCTTCATGGTAAGCGTCAAGCCACATGGTAGGCGCAAGGGCATCCACCTCAACCGTCAGAACATGGAAAAGCCTGTTTTGATGTGGGCAGAGGACGGAACACGCCAAAGACATGTAGGGCGGCGTATTTCATCGTTTTTCGGTAAAAGCAGGTTCACGGGCAAGAAAATAAGGCAGTATCTACGAGGTGGTGGAAGCCGTGGCAAGATGAAGCGTTACGCTTTTCTCGCCAAGACAGAGCAGCAGACCGCCGACAGCGTGGAAACCAACCTTTTCAACAACTTGCAGAACAACGTGGAAAAGGCGGCAAGAAAGCAGGGACTTTTATAACATACAGCTATGGCACAGAAAAAGACATCATTAAGCGCAGGCAGCATTATTCGCGATATTCTTCTATCTAACGAGGAAGTGAAGCGGAAAACAAACAAGGTTTTCCCCATCGTGATAGACAACGCCCAGCTACCTTATATATTATATCGCCGTGCGGCATTGGCACACAATCCTACGAAACAGGGAATGCCGGGAGCCGACACCGTGACTATGGAGGTGGTTTGCTATACGGCAAAGTATGCCGAGGGCGTGGAACTTGCCGAGGCAGTGCGCCAGGCACTCGACTACGCGAGCGGAGAACACGATGGCATGAAGATGCGCAGTTGTACGCTTGCCGACAGCGAAGAGGGCTACGAGGATGATGCCTTTGTGCAGCAGCTTGTTTTTCAAGTAAAGATTTAAGTAATTAGAACCATTTAATTTTTATAGTTATGGCAGATACTGGATATATCAATGGTAGTGACCTTTTGCTTAAGGTTGGAGGCAAGGCGGTGGGACATTGCACAAGCCACACCCTCACTTTCAACAGCGAGACAAAAGACCGTGCCGTCAAGCCTGTAGCGAGTGCCGCCAAGAGCAGCGGACTTTGGAAGGGCAAGGGAGTGACTGGTTTGTCTATCTCTATCAGCGCCGAGGGTTTGCGCTTCTATGACGAAACCGAGAACGGACACGAGCAGATGGCATCGCTTTGGGGCAAGAATGCAAGTGTGGAGGTTGAAGCATTCAAGCGTGGCGGCGACAAGACACCTTATGTAAAGGGCAACTTTGTTATCGCTTCATTGGAAGAGACAAGCCCGGCGCAGGACGATGCTACTTACAGCGTGTCTTTGGAGAATGACGGCGAGCCTGAGACCTACCCGGGCAAGGATGCGACAGAGGCAGCCACGCAGACAGACAGCACCGGCAAGGCAGTGGGCAAGTAACGTCCACATGGAACAAAGGCCATATTGTTTTTGAATATAGATGTTGAATTATTAGTTAATTGTTGATTTATGCCAAAGATTGAAATCATGATCAACGGCAAGGCATACCCCTGTAGGCAGACTATGGGGGCTATGCTTCGCTTTAAGAAAGAGACCGGCAAGGAGGTGACGGAGTTAGGAAACAGCCTATCGGATATGTGCGCCTATCTGTTTTGTTGCGTGGCATCAGCCTGTAAGCACGATGGTGTAGAGTTCGATATGACGCTTATGGACTTTGCCGACAGCCTCACACCGGAAGATCTCGACAAGTGGACGGACACCGTGAACGCTACGGCAGACCAGGCACCCGAGGACCCCGAAACGCAGGGCGAAAAAAAAAGTTAGGCATCTTCGACATTCTGGGCATAGCCGTTGGCAACATCGGTTTGCCCTACAATGATTTTTGCGCCCTCACGCCCGAGGAGTTCAGCCACATATACAAGGCGTACAGCGAGGAGCGGACGGCGCAGTATCAAGACAGTTGGGAACGTATGCGTATGCTTGCGGCAATCACCATACAGCCGTATGCAAAGAAGGGGCTAACACCCCACGGACTTCTACCCTTTCCATGGGAGAAGAAAAAGCCGGAGCATACGAAAGCAGCCCCGGCAGTATCTAAGGAAGATGCGTTAAAGCGTTTTGAGGAAGTGTTGGGAAAAGTAGGAAACGACTAAATGGTATTACCTATTCGTTCATCTGAACCAATAAAAGACATTTGCCCGATGGAATAGAAAAACAGAGCAGAAGAGCCTATGAGGACTAACAAGCAGTTGACCGATTGGTTATTGAAAGCAAAATAAGTCAGGCAGATAACCCAGACAACAAGAGACAACAAGGCTATTACGCCCCAAGCCTCATATTTGTTTGAATGCTTGGGCGGCGTATCCTCGCCTACGACTTCGACGCTAACAAGTTCGGCCTTGATTTCGTTTTCGGGCTTACCCGCTACATCGTTGGTTGCGGCTTCTGGTATGTGGTTGATGTTCTTATAATCCTTTTCCATAACGCTTAGTTTGAATATTATGCCACAAAGATACAAAAAATATTGATTACTTAGTTACTTATACGCAGAAATTATGGCAAAAGAAATAAAGTTTAACATAAAATTGCTTGTTGATGGCAAGGAGAAACTGGTAACCGCTACTTCAACGGTGGCGGAGCTACATAACGTGCTTGAATCTGCCAAAACGGAAGCGGATAAGTTAGACAAGGTTTTAGTAAATTTCAATCAGCATGTAGAAAAGTTCCAGAACATCAACAATGCCATATCACAGATAGCCGGGACACTAAGCACCGTTACAGAAGAAAGCCGTACTTTCAGTGCGGCTATGAACGTGGCTAACACGATGGCTGGAAAGAGCGGTGATGATTTTGCCAAGTTGAAAGGACAGGTAGCCGAGCTATCAAAGACTTTGCCGATTGCACGTGATCAACTCGCCAACGGCCTGTATCAGGTAATCAGCAATGGCGTGCCTGAAAACAATTGGTTGGAGTATTTGCAGAAGTCGGCAAAGGCTTCCATCGGTGGTGTGGCTGATTTGGGCGAGACGGTAAAGGTTACATCTACCATCATCAAGAACTATGGTTTGCAGTGGGATGCAGCCGAGAGCGTGCAGGACAAAATACAGCTCACTGCCAAGAATGGTGTTACCTCATTCGAGCAGTTGGCGCAGGCACTTCCAAGGGTAACGAGCAACGCCGCCACTTTGGGCGTGAGCATAGACGAACTTTTGGCGACCTTCGCCACACTTACGGGAGTGAGCGGAAACACAGCCGAGGTTTCAACACAGTTGGCGGCAATCTTTACCGCTTTGGTGAAACCATCGAGCGAGGCGAGCAAGATGGCACAGCAAATGGGCATCGAGTTCGATGCGGCAGCTATCAAGGCGGCAGGAGGTATGCGTAATTTCCTTACCAGTCTTGACAAGGACGTTAAGGCATACGCAGCCAAGAGCGGTATGTTGGAGCAGGAAATCTATGGCAAGTTGTTCGGCAGTGCCGAAAGCCTTAGAGCATTGGGACCACTTACCGGGCAACTCGCCGCCAAGTTCGGGGAGAACGTGGACGCAATGAAAGGCAGTGCCGGAACCATTGATGATGCTTTCGGCAAGGTTGCCAACAGCGGTGCGGCAAGTTTCCAAATGATGAAAAATGCGATTGGCGAGTTTACGGACATTATCGCATCTTCTATGAGCGGTATTTTGCCGTATCTCAATATCGGCTCACAAATAGGCAATAGTGTTGTTGCTGTTTTGGTACTTACAAGGGCGTGGCAAACCTTTGGTGTAACCCAAACTATTATTAAAAGTAAAATCATTGCTACCAATGCCGCCTCATTGGTGTGGAATGCCACATCGGTACGCATGAACGCTTTAGTACAAGTGTGTAGTGCTTCATTCCGTGGGGCGGCGGTGAGTGCCACAACGCTGAAACTTGCAATACAGGGTTTGTTGGTTTCTACGGGTGTGGGCATAGCCATCGTGGCACTTACTGAAGCGATTTCTTATTTGATGTCTTCATCGGACAAAGCCGCAAACAGCACAAAGGAATTATCGGAGGCGGAGTTAGCGGCGCAGAGTGCAAGACAGCAGGAGGCGCAGCAGATAAAGGCGGTTTATTCGGAGTTGGACGTAAACATTTCCAAACTGAAGAACTTCAAAGGTTCAAAAGAGGAAGAAAAGCGCATAGTCGGCGAAATGAACCAAACCTATGGCGAGACAATGGGCTATTATTCCACCGTGTCGCAATGGTACACAGCATTGATAGGCAACAGCAAGGCGTATTGCAGTCAGATGATTAACGAGATTCGCATACGCGACTTAGCCAACAAGGCGGCAGATTTACAGCAGAAACGACAAGAAATAACGCACGATGAAAACGGCAAGGCACGCAGATACAGCACCAAGCGCAAAACAAGACAAACCGTCATAGGGCAAGTTGACGCAGGTGACGGCAAAATCATTCCACAATATGCCAATGTGGAGATAAAGGGTAGCAGCGATTTGGAAAAGGCCAACGCCAAGGCTACAGACCTATATAGGCAAGAGCAGTCTGTAAGAAAGCAAATGGAAAATTTGGTTAAGCAGAACAACCAAATCAACTATAAGCGATTTGAGGGGTATAAGCCTACTGCCCCAACTGTAATAGCCCCCACTCCAGCCAAGACCACACCAAAGACCACCCCAAAGACGGCACCGGGCAAAAACGACACCACCACCGAGCCTAAGACCCACTTAGAGGAGCTACAGGCGCAGTTGGCGGCGGCACAAAAGGAAATGGGCAACGCCCTAACCGTAGATGCAAGGGTAAAAGCCGATGCAAAGGTAGCCGACATACAACGGCAGATAGACGAAGCCACAAAGGGCAAGGTATCTATTGAAGCCGAGACAGAACCAAGCTACATCGTGAAGGGCAGCGATGCCGACAAGCGACAGAGCCACAACAATGCCGGGCAGCACATTGACCGGATAAGGCAGGATTTTGAAATAGGACTTATCGGCAAGGAAGATGCCGAAAGGCAGATAGCCGACATTAACAAGCAGCTTGAAAAGTTGGGCGTTAAGCCGATAGAGGTACATTTCAAAACCTACATCGAGGAACTGCAAGAGCAGTTGCACGACGCGCAGCAGGAGTTTGAGGAAGCCACCACAATAGATGCAAGGGTGAAAGCCGATGCCAAGATAGACGACATACAACGGCAGATAGACGAAGCCACAAAGGGTAAGGTATCAATCGAGGCAGAGACAGAACCAACATACATCGTGCAGGGAAGTGCAGCCGATAAGAGGCAGAGCCACAGCAACGCCCAGAATAAGGCAAGCCACATACAAACCGACTACGAGATAGGAATCATAGGCAAGGACGAGGCACTGAAAGAGATTGAGGAGATAAACCGACAACTCGCAGTAATCGGATTGAAGCCTATAAAGATTGAACTTGACAGCAAGGGTTTTGACAAGGTGTTTGGCGACATCAAAAGTGGTTGGGGAAGCATCCAGGGCGTAGGCAACGGCATTCAGGGCATAAGTGATGCACTGGAGGGCAACGGTGATGCTTGGCAGCAGGTGACGGGGCTTATTAACGGCTTCATCTCCATCGCCGAGGGCATACAAGGTATTGTGGCATTGTTCGACATGCTCACAGCATCCACCACGGCACACGCAGCGGCATCCACTACCGATGCAGCAGCTACAGCAGGAGAAGCGGCAGCGGCGACAGCCAACACGGCAGCCAAGAGCGGTGAAGCGGTAGCAAATGCCACGGCGAGCGGTGCAAAAATGCCGTTCCCTTTGAACCTGGTAGCGATTGCGGCAGGTGTGGCAGCGGTTATTGCGGCACTCGCAGCAGTTTCGGGATTTGCCACTGGTGGTGTCATCGGCGGTACTTCTACATCGGGCGACAAGAAGTTTGCCCGAGTGAACAGCGGCGAGATGATACTAAACAAGTTTCAGCAAGCCCGATTGTTCGGCATGATTGACGGCAAGTTTCAGCCACCTACCTTTACGGAGCGGAGGTTACAGCCAGTGACGATGCAGAACATAACAAACGACATTGAACCGACAGCCACGGAGGTAAACATCAATATGAATGCCAACGCACGCAAGATACTTGACATGATTACAGATGTTAAGCGAGTGGCGAAGAAGAGCGGTAAAAACTATAATGTGTAACAAATAAAATTCAGTTAATATGTATATACACGGCAGTTTTCTAAGTCAGCAGAGCGATACGATAACGGTACATATCGTTACCGGGAACGATCGCACGCAGACAATTGAAATAGGTACTGAAAAGGCAGATGTATATTTTAGCGATGATCCGGCAGAAATCGAAAACGAGGTAAACGATACTTTCGATGTGCTTTTGAGAAATTCGGCTAAAATAAGATTGCTTTGCGGCAACCTGATTACAGACCTTTTCAGTACCTCATGCCGTGATGCTATTGTAAACATCTACAAGAACGATACGTGCATCTTTGCCGGGTTCATTGAGCCACAAACTTTGTCGCAGCCATATAACGACAGATGGGACGAACTGGAATTAAATTGCATTGATGCGCTTAGTGCTTTGCAGTATAGCAAGTATAAGAACGTGGGCGCATTGGGCGTTATCTATGCTTTCGTCAAGGCAGAAGCAGCGCAGCGTAGTTTTTACGATATTGCCACCGAGATACTGCAAGGAGTTACCGAGGGACTGGATATATTGGGCGACCAAAATATTAAATTCTGGTATGATGGCAGCAAGGCAGTTGATGCACAGACCGCCAACCGCTATCAGGTATTTAAGCAGCTTTCAATATCTGATTTATTGTTTTTGGGCGATGATGAGAGCGACGTTTGGCAGCAAGACGAAGTGTTGGAGGAACTTTTGAAGTACCTTAACTTACATATTGTGCAGGACGGCTTTAACTTCTATATCTTTTCGTGGGAATCCGTCAAGGCGGCACCCGATAAGATTATTTGGCACGACATCGTAGCCAACAGCACCAAGACAACGGCACAGCAAGCCGTGACAATCGCTTTGGCTAATGTGGCAGATTGCGATACTACGATAAGCATAGGTGACGTATATAACCAACTTCTATTAACCGCCAAGGTGGAAGACATCGAAAGCGTGATAGAAAGCCCATTGGACGATGATTTGTTGGTTAGCCCATACATCAATAAGCAAAAGTACCTTACTGAGTATTCGAGCGACGGAGAGGGAAAGACCGCATATTATGCAATGAAAGCAATGGTGAATGATGAAAGCACTACCTATGGTGGCGGTGCTATTACTAATTGGTTTGTGCAAGTATGGCAAAATAAGTATTGGACGTTTCCGATGAAAGGAAACACCGAGGTTGATTTAGTGGACTACTTTTGCGGCGACGGAACGAACCAACATAATTTGCCTATGTGGTTGGGGCAGGCACCGGGTGCAGCTATTATGAGTTTGGGTAGTGTTAAGATTAATACCGCTAACGACGATAATAGCCCGACATCTAAGGTAAACATGACTAACTATTTAGTCGTGTCGGTTAATGGTAATGGAAACAACAAGGAAGCAGAAACATACCCTAATGCTACCGACATACAGAAAAATATACCGTATGCGGTTTACATTGGTAATAAGGCAGGTGGCGTTTTTTCGCCGTCAGACAAAGACACTACTAACTATATAGTATTGTCCGGCAAACTTATTTTAAATCCAATAATGGCGACTACTGGTAATTTTTCCAGTATGCGTGAGAAGATGGGGGACAGACCGCCGTACCAAGGTAGCGGAGGGGGAGGCGGAACAACACCGCCACCGATGTATTTTTGGCACAAGACTGTACCAAGCCGCAACAACAAAGATGGGCGTTATTATACACGTCGTTACTGGAGAGCCGAAAGACCAAGCGAGGAAGTAACATGGAACGAAAGCGGCAATAACGGTTTTTATCCATATACAGGCGAAGGCCCAGAGGAGTACGAGTTCAATTATAGCGCAATTGGGGACGGCAGCGACAAGATAAGTAAGGTTGCAGTATTGGCGTGTATGCTGATTATCGGCGATAAATGCGTAGTGGAAAAGACACCCGACAATGATCAAGGTGATACAGACGAGAACGGCAAACCTATTCCATACACGGATAAAGAGGAAGAAACCTACAAAAATTTTGTGTGGAAGCCATACAAGGAACGTGGGCAATGTAGTAGTGATGATGAATATTATCAGCAGTCGTTTACTATTGGCATAGACCCTAAGCGAGGTGACAAGATAATAGGACAGGAATTTGATTTGCAAAAGACTTTTTCCTATACGATTGGAATCGACGCAGAGGGAACGGGCATAGCTATTAAGAAGAAAGACAAGATAAGTGGGCAGGTTAGGTTTATGATATTAGGCCCTGTTAATGCTACATGGGACGTTATCACACGTCGTCACCCTACCTTTTTCAGGCATACGAAGTGGAGCAGCTCATCAGTACCGCTTTTAGCCCATGTTAGTAGCATCCTGATTAAGTCGTTTGAGGTTAAAGTTTATAGCGATAATGGACTAATCAGCAATGGCAATGATGATAACGATATTATCTATATGAGCGACACCAAAGAAACCTTTGTGAACAAAAAGGACGATTTGGAGTTTAAGATAAATTCGGCATTGACCGCCACAGAGTGCGCCCAGTTGGGAGTTAGCAATACGGTGAAGTTATCCACACCGTTGAATATATCAACCGGGGACGGAGTGTTAGAGGTGTACGACCGAAACGGCAACGTTAAGGCAAAGCCCGAACAAATCTACGTAGATAGTTATTATACTGAATACCATAGGCCACGTATCGTGATGGAACAGAAACTAAGAGACATTGATAATGTTGTTAGTCTGTTTAACCATTACCGCCACGAGGCTTTAGACAAAGAATTTTTCGTGCAGGGTATCGGCAGAAACCTTATTGAGGGACGTGCCGACCTCACATTAAAGGAGATTGGCGCATGATCGAAGTTAAGCAGATAGCGAAACCCAGGAACAGCGGCAGCGGTGGGGCATCCACCGGAGGCGGCAGCTATGGAAGTATCGGCAAAATGACCGAGGAAGCCAAGCACGCAGCCAAAGCCGATATAGCGACACACGCAGAGCAAGCCGAGTATGCAAACCGTGCCGGATATGCGAGCCGTGCCGCCTATTCCGATTTAGCCGGAGACGTTGCGGAGGATAGCCCGATTAACGACCGCTTTTTGTCTAAGATTGCCGCCGACATAGCGCAGGGACACATTACGTTTCAGCAGGGCTTAACGGCTATCGGTTTGGCAATATTCAAGGACGGCGCACACTTTGGCGAGTTTGTCAAATCCCTGTATGCAGGTAAGGGCGCAGGTATTGACGCACAAGGTAACGCCGAGGTGGAGAGCCTGAGAGTACGCAGCTACTTTGAGTGTCTGGAATTGATAGTAAACCGATTGTCTGCAATCGAGGGCGACCAACTTCTAACGGAAGCGGACACAATCGAGAGCGTGGACGATTTGGGCGATGGTTGTTTTGGTTTGCACCTGAAAAGCAAGTGGGACGGATATTTTACCGCCCAAGCCGAAAACAACGTGCTTAAAGGTATCATCAATACTTTGGCGCAAGGTAGCGGAAAGTATTACACAGCATGGTTTAGAGTTAATAGCGTTAATACCGCTAACAACTACATAGAGGTGACGCAGTACCCGGACACCGAAGTACCAAGCGGCAAGAATTACCCACCATGCGAAATGATGAAGATTGCACGATGGGGAAACCAAACGGACACGAAACGGCAAGATTGTTTGTACCTATCAAGCACAGAGGGGCGAATCGTCAAGCTAAAGGGAGTGACTAAGCCGATTTTGGATAATGCCAACTACGGTGCAGCTTTCGGCAGTTTGCCAGAATTTGTGTACGAGCTATTGGACGATAAAGGCAACCCTTTGCCGATACGTGATGGTTTAGACTATATGTATATACCGGGTATCGTCACAATGGACGTTATCAGACTTAACAAGTGGACTGGTAAGCCGTTGGTTACGTATGTGGATCGTGGGGCGTGGACGCAGAGCGGTAAGTACTATTGCGATGCTATCAACCCGGACACCGGGGAGTATGAGACATCAGACGTTTGGTTTAATGGCTGCAAGTACAGATGTTGCAAGAACCTCACAACGACCGCCCCGGCATGGAACAATACCGATTGGGCGATGATCGAGGGAAACCCAGACTTTGCCGTAGATTTCCAAGAGCCTGAAAGTATCTTAGACCCTGACAAAATAGACCTCACGCTAACCATCGTGGCGACCCTGTATAATATGAATATCACAGATGATATTTTGGACGCAGACGTAATGTGGACGAGATACAGCGAGGACGCAGAGGGAAACGAGAGAACGGCAAGCGACAATGTTTGGAGTTTGCGCCACGCCAATACCGGAAAGTCTTTGCACCTCACAGCCGAGGACATGGATTTTAACGGCTATATGCCTAAAGTTATACGCTTTACGGCTACCGTTACTTTACGTGACGGCATGGGCAACGAAGCAGCAACGGCGGCAGTCAGTTACGAGTATTAATTTAAACATAGCGCAGTTATGAAGACAAAAAGATTTGATTTCAACTTTAAGCCACTGCAAATTAATGTTAGCATGGTGGTTGAGGGCGGCGTATCGGATAGTCAGAACTACGACGCAGACACCGACACATATACGCCCGACTATACCATAGACGCATCTAATTTAATAGTGCAGCCGAATATCGGCAGACTTGACAAAGACGAGGTTTTAACGCCGGGCTTGATTAATCGAGACCTCACTAACGTAGTCTGGTATGAGGTGAACAAAGGGGCAGCCGACACCCTGATAGATAGCACTAACCCGGACTTTGAGATAGTCAGCAAGGGTGCAAAAGCAGGACGTATTAGGATCAAGAAGAACGCCAAGCCGCAGATACCTATGAATCTACGATTTGAAGCCGACTACAAAGACCCACGTACTAATCAGGTGTACCACATCATCAAGCCACACCAAGTGCAGTGCAAGAACGCTACAACGTACACGCCACTTTTGGTATTGGACGCAGCCGCCCAAACTATCTACAACCCATTGGGCGACCCGGACACCCAAACAGTACACGCATCATTGAGATTGGGTGTTAATGAGTGCCCGGAGAATAAGCGTTTGTTTGTGTGGGAGGTAATGAGAGAAGACGGAACATTTACCGCCGTAGGCAGTGACACCACGTTAGACTATGACGTAGTGGTAGCAGAAGACGGAAACAGTTGTACCGTTAATCGTAGCCTCATGGGTACAGAGCTTTATTTGCGATGCCGGGCGAAGTATAGCCCAGACGGAAACCCAAGCAGCGTAACCCTATCGGACAATGCCCCAACTAAGTTAGTGGCATTTATTCGCAGAATCCCAAAATTTGAGTACGACATCGGAGATTTGCCGACCAACCTACCAAGCGGTTTGTTAGAGATTGCGCCAACGGCGAAGATTTGGAACACTAACGGCATGATCGACAACCCGGAGCGTGAGTTATTGCCGCTTTGGTATGTTGCGACAAACGCCCAGTCAGGAACGCTTAACTATTCGCTCATAGCGCACGGTATAAAGCCGACGCTTTCGACCGATAAGGTTAGCCAGACGTTAGGCGGCGTTTATGGTTTGGACGTTAAGGACGTAGGCCCGACGTGTGCATGGGAAGACAGCGACGGCGCAGTATTCGTTGATGCAGACGATAACGTAATATTAATTAAGTAATAACAATTTAATCAATATAAGATTATGGCAAGATACATTAAAGCAAATCCGTTGGTTGCACGATACTTGCAACTGGAGAATGACCGTAACATGGTGAGTGATGGCAACTATCTTTTTTGGCAAAATGATATGTTGAAGTTTGGCCCACTAACCCAACTTAACGACATATTGGTTAAGATTGGAGGCATAGCACTTATGCCGCATGAGGCGAGAAGCGAGCAGGACGGTACAATTTGCCGACCTTTACCAATGGCTACCGATGCACGCTTTCAGCAACCTATCAAGGCTAACGTTAATGATGCTATCGTAGGTAGCACCAACACCGAGCAGGGCGCAAATGGTGAGGGTGAGAACAACGAGAACACCGAGAACCCCAACAACGGAAATGGTGGTGAGGGCCAGGCCGACGAAGAGAGCGACCAACAGCCGGAAGCGTCAGAGAGTGAGAAAACAGAAAGTAAAACCAAAAAGTAAGGAACTATGAGCAAAGCGAGTACAACCCGAACGATTAAGTTTATTGCGAAAGCAGGAACTTATACGGCATTGATCATGTGCCCAGATGGTGACATCTACCAAGAATGGGAGGGCACGGAATCCGACGTTACTAAGGTGTTCCCTAACTTTGAACAGACAAAGCCGAAACTTAACTTTGTCTGCATGAGTAGCCGAGTAGCCGAGGGAGTGGCAACGCCTGATAGTATGCAGTACTTTTTTAATGGTACAAAAATCGAGTTTAACGGCGATACGTCAAGCGGCATTTTTGCAGGCTACTTTAAGAAGTTTGCGCCAAGCGGCGACAACATCTACTATGGTTTGCAGATTGTTAAGAATTTGGTAAAAATCGCAGGTTTTGCCCCGGTAACTATCAAAATGGTGGCAGCTATCAGTTATGGCACACAAAGCGATAATATCCAAGCTACCTATACAATCCCAGTGCAGAAAGCAACAGGTACAAGTTATCGTGTTACCATCGTCGCAGGAGATAACAAGGGCTTTGTTATTACCGACAAGGGCGGCAGTTGCGTTTTAAAGGCAATGGCATACCAGAACTACGGGGAAATCACCAAAGATTTAACCTACGTGTGGGAGAAGATGGGAGCCAGTAAATGGGAACCTATCAACGGACAGACCGCCCAGACGCTTACAGTGTCAGGCAGCAGTATAGACACATACGGAGAGTACCGGGTAACTGTTAATCGTAGCGATACTGAAATCGGTAAGGACATACAGGGCGTTATGGACGCATCCGACCCCTACGACATCGACGCACGCCCGACACCGGAAGACGAGGCGATAAGCGAAGATGAAAGCGGCAACGGCAAAGTAACCTATACGCCGTGGATCGTCAAGCGTGGAACGAACACCCAAGCAGTCAAAGACGCTAAGTTTTTCTTTGTCGTGAAAGATGCAGCAGGTGTTCTTCTGAATGGCGAAGCCGACCGAGAAACGGCGGTTACAAGCTATGCGGTAACACGAGATATGTGCTTACAGAGTGGTGGAGACATCAGCGTAACGATAACATCAGAAAGTTAAGCCTATGGGTGTGTCAATAACAAGAACAGTTAAGTTTATACGCAAGGGAAAGGGCGTAATTGTCGCCCAATCCCGAAACGTATATAACTATACCTACAAGGAGTGGACGCAGTTCTACGGACTTAGTGTGCGGTCAGTCAATTGGGACGGAATCATAAATGTATCTGATTTTTCCGTAGGTGACACGATGGTTATTAATGGCACGGTATCGGACAAACAACGTATTACCATCAGTCTTTACGCTAAAGTAACGGCAATCGACACAAACCGGGCTATAATAACGGCTCAATCACTATACTACATTGCAAGTGGTGAGAATGGAGAAGACGGAAACGATGGCATTGACGCAATAACCATTGACATTACGCCGCCGATCATTTTACACAAAAAGACGGCCGCCAATACCTCATACGCAGTTACCATTAAAGTATTTGAGGGTACAAAGCAACTGATAAGTAGTAACGGCAGTGGAAGCAGCTTTAAGTGTAACGTGGATACATCTAATTTTCCGACGGGTTTAAAAGGGAACACAGTAGCAGGCACAAATGTTTATACGCTTATTTTGGTGGTAGAAGCAAATTCCAATCCAAGCAAAGATATAGCAATATCTATTGTTTGCCGGGGCGTGACGCATAAACGCACCGTGTCATTTAAGACTGTAGCCGATGGGCAACCCGGAGCTAAAGGCGACAGAGGCCCGGCACTACGAGGCCCACAAGCGTGGAGCGATTGCGCCGTAGGCTATATGTTTCAGTCGGGAGCAAGTGGTGAGGAATACAAGGACGTAGTTTTGTACGGCGGCAACTATTATTCGTGCATCAAATCGCACACCAAGACAGGCAAAGAAACCGGAGCTAATAATACGCTTAGTACCGACTATTGGAAGTTAGCCGGCGAATTTGAAATTGTGGCTACAAAGATACTGTTAGCGCAGTATGCTTTAGTCAAAAATTTGGGGGTCGAGGCTATCGACATGAAAGATGCCGACGGTAATATTATCTTTCAGGCGAAAGACGGCAACGTTACTTGCAATAGCGGTACGTTCACAAATGGCACGTTCACAAATGTAAAAGTTATCGGCTCAATACGAAATCCGTTCAATTTGGCTAATGATAGCTTTGATGTTGATTACAGCGATAATGTGGCTATGCTTAGTAGCGGCGGCGGTTGGTTAGATGCCTATTCTATGCCGTGGGACGTAAGCCAGAATGGAAGACGACTAACCATTGTAAACTACAAATGGGGCAGTACAATGGCGCAAGGTCAGGCCGCTATTAGTGCGCCAAATGGCAAATACTTCTTTGAGGATGGAATCCAAAAAAGCGAGTTAAAAGTTAGCCGTGAAATTGTGGAAATGATAGGCTACGGCACTACTACGGAGTTCTACGGTTGGATAGTGATAAATCGCATCGACTTAATGACAAGTCAAAAGTATGGGCATTGTTTAAAGGCTTTGGCATTTGGCACGGTATCGGGTGGAAATAGTAGTAGCAACACATCAATAACAAGCAATACGTTTGATGGTAGCAAACTAACGGTGTCCCGACAATCTGAAGGACTATACCGGGTATATTTTCCGAGTACGTGGTTTGCTTATACAAGTAATTGCCGTGTGATCCTAACCGGGCGAGGTGTTTGTTATGGAGCAAGTAGCGCAGTAAAAGCCACTATGCACTCATTGGGTAGCGGTTACTTTGAGGTATCAGTATCGGACGACGCATCCCGAAATGATGGCAGCTTTGATTTTATAATTTATAATGGGTCAGATTTTGACATCTTAAAATAGTAGTAATTATGGCAGTAAAGAAAACAAAAAAGTTGAGTGGTCAGGCAACAGTAACGACCATCAACACAGATCAGAAAATCCCGGTAACGGACGCAAACGGAAAGGTTACGCTTATTTCATTGGCGAACCTCAAAACCGCTTTGTTGGCAGGTATGAACCTTAACGGCTTATACGATGGTATCTTTATCATGTATCATCGTAAGAGCGATGATTACCCACTCATGGTTAAGCCTCATAAGTGGACATCGTTACAGAACAGCGGAGAAATTGCCGACGGCGTAGTGGTAGTTGAGGGCGGCAAAATCTTAGTCGTAGCCCCTACCGAATCAACTTCTAAACTAACGTGGAGTAGCGCAGCTATCAGCGGAGGCGGTACGACAACAACCGATCGTGTCGCAGCGATGAACGATTGGAACGGTAAGGCGAACACGGCGGCCACAATCAAGGCAAGCAAAGCCGATGCAATCACCAATACGACGCAGTATGCACCGGGCTACTGCAATCTGTATAGCCGTGCAAACGCTAACGGCAAGGGTTTGACAGCAGGTAAATGGTGGTTGCCATCATTGGGAGAAATGTTTATGATTTATGCCAACATGACAAAAATCAATTATGCTTTGTCCCTGATTACCGGAGCCACCCAGTTAGTCGAGGATTGGTATTGGACTTCTACCGAGGGCAGTGCTACCAACGCATGGCTTCTGGGCCTCTACGACGGTATTACGCACTGTTGGAACGCTAAGGCCGGCGGCACGGGCAGAGTTAGGGCAGTGTCAGCATTTATTGTTTAATTCTTAATTTCTTAGTCTTTAACCTTTAGGTACGGCGAAAGCCGTACCATTATAAGGCAATTTAATAAACAAGCAATGGCGGTAAAATTAGTTTCAAGTACAAAGATTTATTTAGATGCACGCAAGTTGTTAGACATCATTTTGGATATAGTACCCAATTTCCCACGTGCCTACAAATTCACCATCGGGGCAAAGCTGCAAGAAATTGGCGTTAATCTGATGCAGGAGATAGCGGCGGCGTACATCAATAAGGACAAAGCCGAGACAGTAAAGCACCTAACCGAGTTTCAGGCAGAGTTTGAGACAATGAAAACGCTAATGAGAATTGCCGGAGAAAGGGAGTGGATAAAAGGCAGAGGAAAATTTGCAAGTATCATCGAGTTAATGGACGAAATAGGTAAACAATCGTCAGCGTGGAAAAACAAAGTAGTTAATACACTTTGTAGCCAGAATCGGAATGTTACGACAGACCGAGAGCGCAGTTTTCCGTAATAAATGGGGTTTATGCCGTCATTTACGGCTAAGAACAAGATAATAGACCACAGATTGCGGCCAACCGAGAACAGTGCTACCAACGCATGGAATCTGAACCTCAACGACGGTAATACGAACAATTGGAACACTAAGGCCGGCAACACGAACAGAGTTAGGGCAGTGTCAGCACTATTTACAGAGAACAGAAACGTGACAAATGATAATATACAATGGTAACGACAGAGTGGCTTTTAGATGCTTACTTTGATTGCCGTCATAGCAAGAGACGAACAGCAAGCGCAGTTGTTTACGAAATGGACTACGAAAGCCGTTTAATCGCTTTGCGTGATAGAATCAATAACCGAACATACCAACCGGGTAAGTCTATTTGCTTTGTCGTAACACGCCCAAGATACAGAGAGGTATTTGCAGCATCCTTTGAGGATAGAATCGTACACCACTACATAGCTTTGCGCCTAACGCCACTATTTGAGGAAATATTTAGCGAGCGTACATTTAATTGTAGGAAAGGCAAAGGGCAGCTTTATGGTATTAATACACTGAAAGAAGATATAAGGCAGTGCAGCAATAATTATACGGAAGATTGCCACATTATGAAACTTGACTTAAAAGGTTTCTTTATGAGCATCGACAAAAAGTTATTGTCTGAAATGGTAGATCGCTTTATAGTCAAGTACTACAAGGGCGAAGACATAGACGATTTGCGCTACCTTTGCCGTGTCGTTATTTTACACAGCCCCGAAAAGAATTGTGAACGGCACAGCCCTTTGAGCTATTGGGAAAAGTTGGATAAGAACAAATCGCTATTTACAAATGGTGAGGGTAAGGGCGTAGCCATCGGCAACCTGTTTGCCCAGATATTCGCAAACTTCTTACTTAATACGCTTGATTGGTATATCGAGAATGAGGGTATAAAACATCATGGCAGGTATGTGGACGACTTCTATTGCATCCATAAGGACAAAGAAAAGCTATTGGCGTTAATGCCTAAGATACGTGAGCTATTAGCCAAGTTAGGTTTACGACTGAATGAGAAAAAGTTTTATTTGCAACATTACAGCAAAGGCGTAGAGTTTACCGGGTCAATAGTCAAACCCGGACGTGTCTATACCTGTAACAGAACAATAACAAACTTTGTCGCAGCAGTCAGAAGACTAAACAAGGCAAACAACGAGCATCAGGTATTACACGCAGTATGTAGTATCAACTCATATTTAGGTTTGCTACGGCATACCAACGAATACGCCACACGTCGCAAAGTGCTTAACATGATCGAGCCGCACGTATTTAAAGAATATGTGTACATCAAAGGGCACTACGAGGTATTGGCAATTAAGAATAAACATAAATTGAGGTATCAAACAATGCAAAGAATTAGAAATGGCGACTACTGATAAAGCACCCATTACCCTATCATCCGATAGGTTAGATATGGACTTATTTAGATTGCTACTTACAAGGTATGTAGTAGTGACCGAGCAGCGAGACGGCAAAGTAATTTACGAACTTAACAGCATCGAGCACCATGCAGATAATTGAAATAGTAGTATCGGTTATTACCGCTTTGGGCGGTTGGGAAATGATTAAATATGTAATGAATCGAAAGACCAACCGCCGAAAGGAGGAAGCCGAGGCCGACAACGTAGAATTTAACGTGCTACGTGAGGCGATGGACTTTTTGCAAACCCAACTCAAAGACAAAGAGCAAAGATTTGCAGAGCAGACCGATTTAGTGAGAAAGCAGAATTTAGATATTTTGCAGCTCAACAAGGAAAAGGCGCAGTTAGAATTAGACCTACAACGCTATAAGTGTGTAATTAAGGGTTGCATTAAACGTGACCCACAAAATGGTTATTAATATGAGAAAGATTAATGAGATCATCGTACATTGTACGGCAACCGCCGAGGGTGAGGACTTTAAGGCGGCAGACATTGACCGTTGGCACAAGGCTAAAGGTTGGAACGGAATTGGCTACCATCATGTAGTAGATTTGGACGGAACGGTAGAACCAGGCCGACCAGAAAGCGAGGTGGGGGCACATTGCCTGAAGCACAACACAAATAGTATTGGTGTAGTGTATGTGGGTGGTTTGGCATCCGATGGTAAGACACCAAAGGACACCCGAACACCACAGCAAAAGGCGGCTTTGGTAAAGTTGCTTACAGAGTTAAAGCACCGTTACCCTAACGCCACGATCCACGGACACCGAGACTTTGCAGCCAAGGCGTGCCCATCGTTCGACGCTACCAAAGAGTACAAAGACATCAAGTAATAAGCCGATGAAGAAGTTTATAACTATCTGTATGTGCCTGTTAGCCCTGTTTGGGCTGATAGGCTGCAAGACAACAAAAAAGGCGGTATCGGAATCATCCATAACCACAAGAGAGGAAACCGACACCACCAAGTTAGCAACCGATAGCATCCACGTAGGTACTATCAAAACCGACAACCGAACCACGCTAACGTATTTTAGCGATTGGGGATATATCGAGTTTGCCAATAACGGCGGTATGCTCACGATCGACACTTTGGGCAACCTGAAAGCCGATGGCGTTAAGTCATACCAACACGGCAAGAAAGCCGCCCAGAAGAAAGCCGAGAGTATCACCCAGAGCAAGGACAGCACCGACACCCATAAGCTGCAAGCAAATGGGGTGCAGAGCCGAGACAACAAACAAGCCAACAGAGAGCCACAGAAACAAGGCGTGAAAGCCTTAAAATGGTATCAGCGTACAATTTACCATATCGGCTTTTTATGCTGTGTAGCAGCGATTATTTACGCTATATTCTTATATCTACGAAGAAAAAAATAAAATCTGTTTTCTGAATAGTGCAAGCCCGGAGCCGACCGAGAGGTTAGCCCGGGCGATTTGCTTTACCCAATACGTAATCTATAACTTTGCGATTTGCAGAATCTACTTTATCCCTATTATACTTTATATACACACCTGTAACCTTTGCGCCGTGGGAATGCCCCAAAGCCTCACTGATAGTGTCTTTAGGTATATCCAAATCGGCGGCATACGTAGCCCAGGAATAACGTGCCCAGTACAAAGATAGCCCCTTTTCTAAAGGTTGCATCACTTTTCGGTTATTTCCGGTAAAAATAAAGTTGCCGTTATCATCCAAACGAGCAGGGCCTATTTTAGCAAGAGCATTATTAACGCTACCCTGTAAGGCTTTATAGTCTTTGTACCTATCAAAGCAGCGTATAAGGTGCTTTTTGCCCTTATAGCGGTTTATTATCTCCATTGCTTCCGGCTCAATCTTAATGCTATATAGCTTATTTGTTTTGTGTCGGCGGTATTCCAAGCGACCATTAACGATGCTATCTAACGTGCAGTCGGCAAGATCAACCGTATTAATGCCTATCAAGTAAAAGGTAAGCATGAACAAATCACGATATTCAGGATAAAGCCCCTGTAATGGTAAGTCTAATAGTTGCCTCATTTTCTCTATTGGCAAATCCCTCATACGAGTTTCTTCTATCTTAATATGGTAGTGCCTGAAAGGGTCATTAGTCGTTATATCGTGGTCTATTGCCCAGTTAAACGCACGCTTAATAGCTTTCATATACGCCGCTTTCGTATTAATGGATAGCCCAGACATCGACATATAGAAATCATCTAACCACGTAGTCGTTATTTGCTCAAAGTGCAGCTTTGCCGGATCATAGCCAAATGCCTGTATCTTTAACGATGCACTTTTGGTTATTCCCTTAGTGCGATCGGCACGCCCCTCACACATAGACGAAAATACGTCACTAAGTGTAGGTACATCAATGGTGGGCTTTTCCAATTCCAAGTCGGTAAGCATTTGTTTAATTTGCCTACGTGATAATTTCGGCCATTGCCCAGTCTCTTTTAATTCCATGATGCGGTTAGTAACCATAGCGAGCATAGAAACGAGAGCGGCGTTAATGCGCCGTGCCCCTTTGCCGATGTATTGTTGTGTCCGAGCATCCCACTCACCGACCGAGGCATAGACACCAGTACCAAGATAGATGTTAGTGCCGTGCCCTACTATAATCTGGATTGGGTACGTACCATCTTTTAACGCCCTACGAACATCTAAGCGAAAACGAGATTTTGCCATAAGCCCAACTGAAAATTTGCTGAAAATTTGCTGATTTTTGCGACCAAACCTACCAAGACACACCACATTTCACCCATTTTTAGGAGTTTGGCGCAGTAGAAAAACCCCATTTTAGGGCTGATTATCAGGTGTTTGGCTATCAGAGCCGTGACACCTGTTAATAATCCCATTTCTTTCTTATTTAATTAATAATCAGTTTATTATGAATATCTTATTTAAAGTTTTAAGCCTGATTTACCCAAGGCGCCATAAACAACCTTTGCAACCAGCGGTTTACTTGACTCCACATTCATACCATGGCCTAATCTTCCATAAATGAAAGGTACTTCCAGCCCCTTGATACAATA